ACAAACACACACCACCCCAAGATAACAAACGATAACTAAACGATACCTATATAGGTACAAGTCACCACTATATATAGGCATGACATTTAATAACGCATGCAATCCCTGCAAAATCATGCAGTTATACAAATGGTATGGTAGTCACTTGGTAATGATATGCCGTGGGCGGTGATGGGTGCCCCCCTTTGTCTCAATGTGCCTGTGGGGGGCCACGGGGGGAAGGGCTAGGGCGTGTCGTATATATACCCCCTCAGATTTTTCTTTAAAAAACTTAAACCCTCCTAAAAGAAACACATAAGTTCTTATCCCGTATTGGGTTGTAGTTTTAGAGTTAGCTTTAAGCTCTACCTTTAGTTGGGGGGTAGGCTACGCCTCCTCCTCCCCCCTTCCTATAGGGGTATACGGGGGTATCCTATAACGGTACGTTTATTCGCAAACAAGGGGGGTCTGTGAAAGGCCCACAGCACTAAGGCCACAGGGCACTTTCAAACACCGTTGTTACTTTTTATATCCAAGAGTTACTAGAGGCTTGTATGTTGGATGTATTAATATTTCCTAAGAATTTATCTAACTCCTTGTCTAATAGCTCACCGTGTCTTTCTAACATTAGCTCATCAGCATCACTAGCCATTTGCTCTACCCAGTATTTTGCTGCCATAGCTAGAGCATCTAAACGGTCATCATGGGCTAATGCCCCACGATCTTTAGTTATTCGAGTCATCTGGTAGAACAGTGAGTATCTTTGCGCTATGTCGTTGGGATACTTCTGTATAGAGTCGTAATCCTTTTGGATAACTTCACGATCTATGACTAGCCTGTGTTGGTTCATCACTGGCTCAAGAGTGTCAATGATTCTTAACTCTTTCTGTTTGCTGTGTCGGACTTCTTCCAAGGTCACAGGGTATGCTTTAGTAAAGTAAGGTTTGATAAGTTCACTGAACATACCGTCACCAAAGTTACTTTCTACTAGCACGTAGTTCACTTGGTTTTTCTTAGCAATATCTACTAGAGACTCTAAAGTCTTACCTGAATAACCACCCTCTACTCCCCCAATATCGGGACAGTACAGGAAGCCATTAAGCATCTTAAGAACTGCATAGGAAGTCTCGTCAGCACCACGACCAGAAGGGTCAATAGCCATGACTGAACCTGTATAATCTACCCAATCCCCAGTAATCTTAAACGGCTCATAGAAGCGATCTCCACGCATCCCTAAGTTGGGTACATCCTTAACTTCTAAGTGACTCATGGTGCCATGTATGGGCTTCTCTGGTGCTTTCTGACCATCCACTGACATGACTATGAGGTCTTTAAGCTTCAATGGGTGTCTGTCTGCATCTGACAAGCTTGTGTCTAGCTGGAACTGTAAGGCATAGCCAGAGCGTCCATAGGATAACTCACGTTCTATGAGGTCTTCTTCATCGAATCTCATAGGGTCTGTAGGTTGCCATTCAATATCAGGGTTAGCTATAAGCTCCTCCATAAGAGAGGGAGCTATACGATCACCGTACCTGTTCACTTGGTCTGCTTTAGGGTATCTGGAGGGCCATATACGAGTTACGTATCCCTTATCCTGTAGAACATCGTAAAGGGACTCTTCGGTCTGAGGAGTACCTAGATAGATAATCTTAGAGGTGTCTAAAGGTTTAAGTACGGCATCGAACTCAGTTACAAGGGTTGTAAGCTTCTCGCGCATCTGCTGTGTCTGAGAGTTGTTAGGAACCTCAATGTCATCTGCGATTATAAGGTCTGCGCGGGAGCCTGTAAGCTGTCCCGTAATACCCACCGACTTAACACTAGGACTGTGTGAGGCCATAGAACCTTGTACGTTAAAGGCTATTCTGCTCCATAGTTGGTCTTTGTCGGGGATAAGATGGGCCAGTAGTGGCATCTCCATAATGAGTCTTTGAGTAAACATAGAGAACGCATCTGCACGTTCTTTAGATGCTGATACCACCATGATCTTTAAGTCAGGGTCTAACATCAAACGCCACACCACATAAGCACTCGTAATGTAGGACTTTCCTACACCACGGAACGCCTGAATGATGGAACGCTTGGGGCTAGTCTGAAGGTAGTCTGCAAGGTCGTACTGAACCTTAGTGGGTTCGGGTAAATTAAGTTGTTTCCATACTAGGAATAAGAAGTTTCTAAAGTCGCGTAAGGGGTGTTTATCTGTCTCCATTAAAGTCCCCTTTTATTAGTGTGCTAGAGTATCTTGAATACTTTCACTGCTGAAAGGTAAGGCTCCAAGTAATTCATCCAGAGGAGAACCTTGTACGGGAATAGCATCTATGTTGTTGTCTTTGAGAAACTTAATAGCGTTGCTCATGTCTGCTGGTTTAGCTTCACCTGACTCAACACGATCTAATAGCTCTTGGGCTACTGCGGTGTGTAAGGTAGAAAGCATTTTGTCTAAGTTATTATCCATTTTTACCTTTCCTCCAAGCTCTGTTTTGAGACTTAGATTGTATTCTTAAGTTACTCACTGAGTTGTTGTGAGGGTTACGGTCTTTATGATCTACGTCCTTACCATCACCTTTATGTACACGTCCACTTTGTATAAGAAGTGATCTAGCCGCATTGCGTTTAGCTCTGCGTTTCTTTTGGTCTGGCTTAGAGTGGTACGAATCGTATTCGTGTTTGTAGTTTCTAGGCTTCATTTAGTGAGTCCTTTAGACTTCTCAAAGCTTCTTAAGCCACCTAAACCTAATAGGGACATAACAAGGGTTGTTAGTTCTGCTGAAGCGATTGCTGGTAGTTCTGCGGGGAGTGCGAAGTAGGCATTGATGAGTCCTGCAAAGGGAAGGATAAGGAATTGGTAGCCAAGACCAATAGCACATACCCAACCGATAGCTGGCCGCCAACCAGCCACGAACACAGACTTATGTTTGGCAGATTCTATATTCGCCATTGCCTGTAGAACGTGGGGTTTCTGGAGGTGTTCTTGGACTTTAAGAGCAGCGTTGGCTCTCTCTTCGTCCGAAGTAAACAAGTCATCAAGACCTTCCATGACACTCCCTGCAATCCCTGCGAAGGGGTTGAGAGATGACATAATGTTTCCTTGTTAGTTAAGTACCCATCCACTTGGACAGGACTGAAGTACCTACACCGCCAAGACCTATAGATAGAAGCATGGCTCCTGCTAGGAAGCCTTTGCCTTTGACTAGCTGCTTCTCTAGGTCATTGACACGGTTAGATAAGATTACTGTTGTTTCGTTTAAAGATTCGACTTGAGTACCTAGAGTTTCTACTAGGGTCACTAAGCGTCCTGCGTCATAGTCCGTCATCTGGGACATGAGTATTAACCCCTATAGTAGATTGCTATTCCGAATAGAAGACCCATAGCTAGAATCATGCAGATTCCCACATTGATTCCAAGAGATATATCTTTCTGTAGCTTGGCTGCTTGCCTAGCTTTCTTATTTCTCAGAGCCAACTCTTCTTCTTTGCGTTGTCTATGCCAATTCGCCTCAAAGCGAACAAAATCTGTCCAACCACCAAGTCGGCTTTTTTTCATATGATACTCAAGATTGGCTCTTTGGACTCTTTGTTGCTCTTGGTATTGAAAGGCTTCTAGGGCTGTGCCTTTACTACTGCTGTCGCCTGCTTTTTTCTGCACGTCATGTGTAGCTGAGAAATAGTCAGTAAGTGAGCTACCCATGTCGTAGATTGACTTTCCATTTTTAAACGCTGTGGACACTGTTTTGTACAGGGCATTGGCAATGGCAATTTCCGCTAACATAGCCATAACCTCCGTGAGTAGTCTTGGGTTTCGTAAGGTTCTTTGGATGGTTGTACTACTAGATATTCGATGGGTCTTCGGGCTATTTGAGACACCGTTGGCTCTATGAGTAGAGCTTTCCCCTCTGGGAGAAGGGAAGTGCTTTGGTGAACTAGGGGTAGCCCTGTGGGGCTAGACCACATCTACTTCTTAACTGGCTTCTGTGGTGGACGGCCCTTAGTTGAACCGTACGTTCCTTTACCTTTTGGCATAATTACTTACCTCTATTTTTTTACTGTTAAAGCTGCTCTTTCAAAATTAGCAGCCGTTGGCCTACCTGCGGCCCCTTTTTTCTTCATTATTTCCAGAGAACCGTTTTTGATACGTTTTCTCTTAGCGTGAATGTTTCCATATAGACTCATGGCTTACTCTCCTATGCTTCCAATGCTTCAATACGAGCAATTAACTCTTGTATCGTAGCTGTTAATAGTGGAACCAATTTAGCTTGGTCAACGCCTTGCATAAGAGGAACATTTCTTGTACCCATAACTCTTGCTGTTGTCTCAATACCGTGGTCATTAACTACTGCTGGGGTGACTTCATATTGCTCATCCACCATTTCATCTTTAGTTCCTGTAACCGCCTCTGGCACTACTTCTGCAACCTCATGTGCAATAAATCCGTCTATGCGAACAGAAGGTTCAGCAACCCACGCAAAGTTACAAGGCTTTAAAAGTTTTACTTTATCAACTGGAGTAGATACATCTTGTATGCCAGTTTTTAAACGATAATCTGAGGATGTGTTAAATGCTGTACCGCCAGATGTTGTGGTAATAGAACCCTTAGTACCATGCACGTTATTGTAAAATCGCATTTGGAAATGTGTGCCACCACCAGCATCATTTCCTGATACAAATATGCCATAATCGTGAGTGCCTACTCTGCTGGTGCTTACTGAAAGTGATTCCTCTGGGTCAATATATGAGTGAGTGCCGTTACCTCTGCACAATAATTTACCCGCTGGGTCTACTTTTACACAGTCTTTCCAAGTAATCGCTGCTCCTGCTGAACCGCTTGGGGCTACTCTGAATATGTGAGCACCTGCATATTGAATATATTGGCTGGCTGCTTTGGCTTGGATATATTTATTACCAGAGTTATTTATAGCGTTAACAGATATATCTAACTCGTCATCACCTTGATCGTACCAAGCTAGATTAGAAGTTGACCCTATCTGTAACATATTACTAGCAGTTGTTGTTAATAGCGCAGAGCCAACACCTACGTTGCCTGTGAATACTGGGCTAGCAATGGGAGCCTTGAGAGCAACCGCAGTGTTAGTAGTAGCCAAGGCAGTGTTAGTAGCCTTAGCAGCTAGATTAGCGTCAATGGTTTTTAAATCTTCTATTGAGTCTCTTGCCTTGCTCATAGCTTATTCTCCTGCTGGCATCAAAGCCTTCAACGCTGCTGCATCACTGGCTGCATCCATTGACACTTGAAGTGCTGCATCAATACTGCGAATGGTTGCACGGGCTGCTTCGGCTGCTTCGGCTTCGGCAGGGATAGT